CCCGCCGATATGGTGGGTGCCCGCCCCAGCACCTGGACACCTTCGGCGGAGGACGTGGGGGCCAGGCCGGACGACTGGACACCCAGCGCGGCGGAGGTGGGCGCTGACCCCACAGGGACAGCGGCGGCAGCCGTCGCGGCCCACAACCAGGCGGAGAGCGTCCACACGGCGGAGTTTGCCAAGAAGGCGGACGCCGCAGCCCTGACGGCCCACACCGGGAACACCAGCAACCCCCACAATGTGACGGCGGAGCAGGCCGGGGCGCGACCCGATACCTGGACACCTACGGCTCAGGAGGTGGGGGCAGACCCGGCGGGCACGGCGGAAAGCGCGGTGAGCGCCCACAACCAGGCCAGCGATGCCCATTCCACCCAGTTCAACGCCAAGGCAAACGCTTCAGATCTGACCGCACACACCGGAAACAAGAACAACCCGCACGGCGTCACTGCTGCCCAGGTGGGGGCGGCAAAGCCGGGGGACGTGTTCACGGTGACGCTGCTGGCCAGCGGATGGAGCGAGAAGAGCCAGACGGTGAACGACGAGCGGTTCGTGACGAGCGGGTACGCCTTCATCACCAACCCGGCGGATGCGAGCTTTACCGCCTGGGCGGAGGCGGTCATCCACGGCCAGGACGTGACGGTGGCCGGGCAGATGACCTTCACCTGCGCCGGAGATGCCCCGACGGGGGACATCACGGTTAAAATCATCAGACTGGAGGCTACGGAAGCATGAGCAGGACATTCAACATGGTGGGCGGCGGAGCTGGCGGAGGCATCAAGCTGGTGGCCATCGACATCACCAAGGCACCCAACAAGGTAAATTACCGGCCCGGCCAGACCTTCGACCCGGCTGGCATGGAAGTTACGGCAACCTATTCCAACGGGGCCACGCTGCTGGCCACGGGATGGACATACTCCCCCACCGGCGCGCTGGCAGAGGGGACGCAGAGTGTGACCATCGTGTACACCGAGGGAGGCGTGAGCGCCCAGGCGAGCCAGGCCATCACGGTACAGAAGGCCAGCTTCGCCGTACCGAGCCAGGGTTCTCCCCTGGTCTACACCGGCGGCCAGCAGTCGCCGGACTGGACGGGCTATGACAGCGCGGAAATGACCATCGGCGGAACCAGCGCGGCCACGGACGCAGGAGATTACCAGGCCATCTTCTCCCTGAAGGACAAGGTGGGCACCCAGTGGGCGGACGGCACCACCGAGGACAAGACGGTGAGCTGGAGCATCGGGCGGGCCACCGTCAACGTCCCGACGCAGAGCGGAAGCCTGACCTACAATGGAGAAGCCCAGTCCCCCAGCTGGAGCGGGTACGACAGCTCCAAGATGACCATGGGGGGAACCACCAGCGGAACCAACGCGGGAAGCTACGACGCCAATTTCGCCACCACGGCCAACTACCAGTGGCCGGATGGAACAACCGAGGCCAAGACCGTGAGCTGGAGCATCCAGAAGGCGGCGGGCAGCCTTTCCATCTCACCGGAGAGCATGACCCTGGATACCAGCGCCACCAGCAAGGTCATCACGGTGACGCGGGCGGGCACCGGAGCAATCAGCGCACAGAGCAGCGCCCCCACGATTGCAAGCGTGAGCGTGAGCGGGAACCAGGTGACGGTGACGGGCCTTGCCAACGGCAGCGCCAATATCACCATCAGCGTGGCGGCGGATACCAACTATACCGCCCCGGCCAGCAAGCAGTGCAGCGTGACGGTGAGCCTGCTGAAAGACAACTTCGCGGATAACGAGTGGTCTGAAATCATCGCGGCCTGCCAGAGCGGGAACGTGCCCGCCAGCTGGGTGGTGGGCAACTACAAGAACATGACCATCAACGGCAAGGCGTACCGCATCGACATCATCGGGAAGAACCACGACACCTATGCCGCCGGAGGCACTGCCCCCCTGACCTTCCAGATGCACGACTGCTACACCGAGACCAAGCAGATGAACTCCAGCAACACCAACAGCGGCGGCTGGCAGAACAGTGCCATGCGCACCACTCACCTGCCCGCCATTTTGAACATGATGCCCGCCGAGGTGAAGGCGGCAATCCGGGACGTGCAGAAGAAGAGCAGCGCGGGCAACCAGAGCAGCAGCATCCAGACCACCAACGACAAGCTGTTCCTGCTGTCGGAAATTGAAATCTTCGGCAGCACCACCTACTCCTTCGCGGGAGAGGGCAAGCAGTACGCCTACTACCAGGCGGGAAACAGCAAGGTGAAGAATCTGTCCGGCAGCGCGAACGGCTGGTGGGAGCGTTCTCCTCGTTCCAGCTACTCCGCCAGCTTCTGTGATGTCAACAGCGCCGGCGCCGGCGGCGCCAGCCCCGCCAGCAACTCGGGTGGCGTGGCCTTCGGCTTCTGCTTTTAATCCAACATCCACCAAACACCCGCGCCCTGTGCGGCGCGGGAGAAGAACGAGAAGGCCCTGGGCCGCCCCCTGTGCGGGGCGGGCCGGGGCCGGACGGGAGGAACCATGTCGGTCTACAAATCCAAGCGGGGCACCAGCGCCATGCAGTTTATCGAGACGGCGCGGCAGCTGGAGGCCCACACCTTCGCCTGCTGCATCAAAGCGCCGAAGCGGTACAGCTTTTTCCTGACCTCACGCATCATGGAGCTGGCCAGCGAGGTGCACGACCATGTGCGGGCTGCCAACAACATCTGGCCGACCAACCAGCACGAGGCGCAGCTGCGCCGGGACGAGCTGCTGCGGGCCAATATCGCCCTGCAGAACCTGAACCCGAAGCTGCAGCTGCTGTACGACGCCATCCTCCAGAACCCGGAAAATTGCGCATGGATACACCGGGCCATGGAGAAGTGGGGCGACCTTATCAACGAGGAAGCCAAGCTGATCGCGGCGGTGAAGAAGAACGACCGGCAGAGGTACAAAGACCTCCCGGAGCGATAGGAAGAAACCATGGGTTAAGCTCTGTTTTGTTGCATTTCCGGCAGCGCGAACAACTGGTGGGAGCGTTCTCCTAATTCCAGCAACTCCACCAACTTCTGTAATGTCAACAGCAACGGCAACGCCAACGCCAACAACGCCAGCAACTCGAATGGCGTGGCCTTCGGATTCTGCAAGACCCGCGAGAGCGGGCGGTGCGACAAAGTAACCGCGCGGCGGCGAAATCCATACCTTTGCAGAAGGAGAGCTTATTCCCGGCCAACAGGCCAAAACAATCCGCCGATGCGGCCAGCCGGACGCTGCTTGCATGGCGGGGGTATGTGCAGCGCCCCCGTTTACCCTCAAGGGGTACGAGGCATCCGTATGCGGCATAGCCGCTGACGGCTGCCCTGTCATGGCTGGTGCCGCCAAGCAGATAGAACGCGCACCCGACAAATCCTTCTGTACGGCGGATGCCCCCAACGGGGCGGAAGGAGACCAATGACGAGCGAAGAGGGACATGAGGCGAGATACCGCCGGAGGCTGGCAGAGCGCCAGCGGCGGCGGGAGGAGCGCAGCAGGGCGTGCGGAACCTTTGAGGAGGTGTTCAGCTTCCAGAACCTCTACAAGGCCGGGAAGCTCTGCTGCAAGGGCGTGGGCTGGAAGGGTTCCACGCAGCGGTATTTAGGCGACATCATCAGCAACACAGCCAAGACCCGGAAGGCGCTGATGGAGGGAAAGTGGAAGACCAAGGGCTTCCACGAGTTCGATCTGATGGAGCGCGGGAAGCTGCGGCACATCCGAAGCGTCCACATCTCGGAGCGGGTGGTGCAGCGGTGCCTGTGCGACAACGTGCTGGTGCCGGTGTTCTCGGCGGCCTTCATCTACGACAACGCGGCAAGCCTGAAGGACAAGGGCATCGACTTTGCCATGGACAGGATGAATTGCCACCTGCAGCGCCATGTGCGCAAGCACGGGCTGAAGGGCGGCATCCTGGTCTATGACTTCTCGGACTACTTCAACAGCGCGCCCCATGGGCCAATCTACCGGGAGAATGAGCGGCGCATCACGGACGGGCGCGTGCGGGCCGTGGCCAACGGCCTGATGGAGGACTTCGGGCCGGTGGGCTTCGGCCTGGGCAGCCAGGTGAGCCAAATTGACGCGCTGATGCTGCCGAACGGCCTTGACCACTTCATCAAGGAGGAGCTGCGCATCCGGGGTGCTGGCCGCTACATGGACGACGGGTATCTCATTCACGAGGACGTGGCGTACCTGAAGACCTGCCAGGAGGCGGTGCTGACCAAGTGCCGGGAGCTGGGCATCCGCATGAACCGGAAGAAGACCCGCATCGTGAAGCTGGGAGAGGTGCGGTTCCTGAAGACCAAGTTCCTGGTGACGGAGACCGGGCGGGTGGTGCGGAAGATGCACCGGAAGAGCGCCCGGAAAATGCGGGAGAAGCTGAAGAAGTTCCGCCGGTGGGTGGACGAGGGAACCATGACACGGGAGGATGTACGCACGGCATACGAGAGCTGGCGGGGCCACATGAGGCGCGGGAACAGCTGGAAGGTGCTGCGGCGGATGGACAAGTATTATCGGAAGCTCTACGAGAGCGGAGACTGGAGGGACAACCATGTATGAAATCAGGAAGGACGGGGCGCTGCTGGCCCTGACGGAGCAGGTCAACTACATCCGCCTGCACGCGGACGGCTTTTACCTGCTGTGCCCGGAGGCGGAGGCCCAGGGCGTGGCGGTATCTGGCACCCCCTACCACCTCATGGGCCGGGACGAGATGCCGGAGTGTGAGACGGTGGTGGTGCAGGAGGCAGACGCTGGGACGGCGCTGCAGGCGGCCCAGGAGACGGCGGCGGAGGGCGCGAAGATGAACGGCCAGATGCAGGCGGCGGTGAAGCTGTACGTCCAGAAGGCCACGGACATCCCGGACGAGCAGGCGCTGGAGATGCCCGACCTGTTCCGCACCTGGGACGAGGCGCTGGCTGCCGGGGAGGAGCTGGGGGCCAACACGGTGCTGAACCTGGACGGGCAGCTGTACCGGGTGGTGCAGGCGGTGACGCCCCAGGAGCACCAGAGGCCGGACGGCGAGGGGATGCTGGCCATCTACCGGCCCATCGACCAGACCCACGCGGGCACCCAGGAAGACCCCATCCCCTTCGTCTATGGCATGGACACGGAACAGGGCAAGTATTACAGCTCCGGCGGTAAGACCTACCTCTGCAACCTGACCATGACACCCTGCGTATGGGCACCGGGCACACCGGGCCTGTGGCAGTGGACGGAGGTGACGGAGTAAGTGGAGACGGTGATCGTGGCCGTGCTGTCCCTGGTGGGAACGCTGGCGGGGGCCTACCTGGCCAACCGGAAGAGCGCGGCGCTTATCGCCTACCGCCTGGAAGAGCTGGAGGAAAAGGTGAATAAGCACAACCAGCTGGTGGAGCGCACCTACAAGCTGGAGCAGCGGATGGAGGTCATCGAGGCGAAGCTGGAGGGGGCCGAGAACCTGCTGACCGAGAAGGTGAAGGTGGCCAACCACCGCATTGAAGATCTGGAGAAGGCCACATGAGCACCCCAGGGAAGCGCCTGGCCGGGCAGAAGGCAGCACGCCGGAAAACCACCATGAAGCGGGTGGTGTGGGTGTGCCTGGCCAACGGCATCGCCTGGGTGTGGTGCAGCTACCTGCTGGCATACCTGGGGCGGGAGGAGATAGCCGAAAGTTTGAGCCAGACCGCCGTGGCGGAAATCATCGGCGTCGTCCTGGTCTACGCGCTGAAGGCACTGCTGGAGAAGCGGAAGGACTTCGGCGCGGTGGGCCTGGAGGAGAAGGACAAGACGGCGGACGAGGACACAGTGAAAGACCTGTGACGGAAAGGAGCAGACCATGGAGAAGTTCATCGGCACGAAAATCATTGAGGCAGAGCCTGCATACCGGGTGGACGGGAAGACGGTGCAGCCCACAACTTGGCCTGTCCCGGAGGGAGCGAAGGCGGAGGAGGGCTACGCCGTCCGCTACCCGGACGGGTACATGAGCTGGTCTCCCAAGGATGTCTTCGAGGAGGCATACCGGCGCACGGACAACCTGACCTTCGGCCTGGCCATCGAGGCAGCCAAGAAGGGAAAGCGGATTGCCCGGAAGGGCTGGAACGGGAAAGGTCAGTATGTGGAGCTGGCAAAGGCCATCAGCTACGAAAGCCCCACCGGCGCGGTGGTGAACGCGGAGCACGACGCAATCGGGAACCAGGCGCTGGCCTTCGTGGGGACTTCCGGCGTGCAGATGGGGTGGCTGGCATCCCAGGCGGATATGCTGGCGGAAGACTGGGCAATCGTGGAGTAAGGAGGAACAGAACATGAGCGAGCAGATTATTTCCCTTATCGTGGCCATCCTGACGGGGCTTGCAACGTGCATCCCTCTGGCTATCAAGCTGGTGCAGTACGTGCAGCAGGCCACCCAGGAGAAAAACTGGCAGGCGCTGCTGGGCCTGGTGGTTGACCTGATGGAACAGGCAGAGCAGAAGTTCGCAGACGGGGCCACGCGGAAGGAATGGGTTATGGCCATGGTGAAGACCAGCGCGGAGTATATCAACTACCCGGTGGACACCCAGGCCCTGTCCGATCTGATTGACGGCCTGTGCGACATGGCGGACATCGTGAACGCGGGAAAGACCGAGGCGGAGCCGGAGGAAGCGGAACCGGCGGCGGAGGTGTGAGCCATGGCCATCGTGACGGAGTATATGACCAAGAACCCGTGCTACCAGAGCGGGCGCACCATCACGGTGAAGGGCCTGATGCTCCATAGCGTAGGGTGCGCCCAGCCGAACCCCCGCGTGTTCGTGAAAAATTGGAACAGCGCGAGCTATGACCGGGCCTGCGTCCACGGCTTCATCGGGGAGGACGAGGCCATCATCACCCTGCCCTGCCTGGAGACGGCGGGGAAAGCCATGCGGGCCTGGCACTGCGGGGCCAGCGGGAACAACACCCACATCGGCGTGGAGATGTGCGAGCCGGGGAACATCAAGTACACCGGCGGGGCCAGCTTCACCTGCGCAGACCTGACAACGGCCCGCAGCTTCGTGCGGAAGACCACGGAGCAGGCGGTGGAGCTGTTCGCACAGCTGTGCAAATTCCACGGGCTGAACCCCATGCAGGACATCGTGAGCCACGCGGAGGGGCACGCACTGGGCATCGCAAGCAACCATGCAGACCCTGACCACCTGTGGCGGGGCCTGGGCATGGACTACAACATGGACGACTTCCGCCGAGACGTGGCGGAGAGGCTGGAAGAGCTGAAGGAGGACGAAGACATGGTACGCTACAAGAGACTGAACGACATCCCCAACGAAAACGGGTTCCGGGACATCATCGAGCAGCTGATGGATGCGGGCATCCTGGGCGGCGACGGCAGCGACAAGACCGGGAACAACGATGTCATCGACCTGTCCCACGATATGGTGCGCAACCTGGTGCTGGAGTATCGGGGCGGCGCGTTCGACCGGAAGTTCAAAGCCGTGGGTATGGAGCCGGTGGTGAAAGACTGACCGGCGCGGCGGGGGGGGGG